CTGAAATCAACATCGGATATTGTGATTTTACAGAAATATCGAATTCATTAAAACCATATTGAATGGTTGGGATGACCGTTTGGTTGAAAATCCTTTGCAATAAATTTCCATGAATCTCCCAAACTTCAATAACTATATTAGTCGTTTCATGTATTACCCTGCACCGTACAGAAACTTTTGTAATTTTTCCATAGGCCATGCCATTAGAAAACCATCGTCTATTTTTCCCTACGGTAGTTGCCGTCGGTGTACCAGAATTATATTCAGTCCTTAATTCGCTGAATCCTATAGTATCTTTTATGATACTTATGTTATCGTTGCAATTATTAACATCATCGGTTAAGCCTTCGATTTGATTTGAAATACCATCACAATTTGATTCAATCGAATCTATTCTTTCTAAATTGCTGTTTATTGCCTCTATTACACTAACAATCGTATAATCATATACCAGTGAATTTACAGACTGATGTACCCATATGGTAATAAAGTCATAATCGTCCTCTGCTATCAGTTCTATGGTATCTGAAGTCAGTAGATTTTTCTGCTGATAATTCGTTAAATCATTTAGTTTCCTAAACATAACGTTGGCCATGTCTGGAACGGGATTAAGAGTATTTCTGACCAATTGAATTTTCTGTTTTTTAAGAATTTTAATACGATAACTATGAAATCCCGGCGCTATATTTGTAAATGCGATAGTCCCGGAGTTATGTGCCAATATACAATATATATTATTAGCTGTTTCACTTAAATCATCTTTTAAACTGGTTATTTCATTACCAACAGCCACCTCTGTCCAGTGGCCGGCTGTCCATGCTTCGGCAGTCTCGATAGCTGTAGAACACTTGTAAAGCTTGCCGTTCTGAGTAACCATATCCCCGACAGCATAGGTAGAAGAAGCAGAATAGGCAGGTGCAAGGCTTGTAACTCCTGCGGCTCCTGCGTTATTCCTTGCCTGAAGCTTCTGAGCATCGGTCTTGGTCTGTGAAATATCAAATCTCACAGTATTAGCAACTGTGGTTGTGGCAATATCTGCCGCCGCCTCTGCCGCTTCCTTTGCGCTTATAGCCGTATCACTTGCCTTTCCTGCACTTGTTGCCGCTTTCACAGCAATATCAGCGTTTCTGGAGGCGGTATCAGCCGCATTCTGTGCGCTTGTTTTCGCTTCATTAGCAATAGACGCATTCTGTGTACTCTGCACAGTATCCGCATGAACCTGCTGTGCAAGTTCTGTCCACTGATTTACATCAGCATCTATTGTATCGTCAGCATGAGCCGCTTTTTCTACTATATAGACAAAGTTTCCTGTCCCGACATCTGTACTGCCATTCACGAAACGTAATTCCGCTTGCATTCTGCCGTATTCCTGCGTCATTGCTATTACAGTGTCCACTGTAACGACATTTCCACTTATCGTGCAATCCTGAACGAATCCAGTGCCCGAAGGACGTGTGGCTTGAATTGTTACTGTAGTGCCAGAGGCAAAACTCGCAGGCTCATTTCCGTCATATACTACGAAACTCAGTGTTACGCCAACGTCATATTGGCTTACCCGAATCACAGGTATTGAGGTTCCGGGCTGTAGATTTACAACTGCATTTCTACTATTCATTTAGCGCATCCCCTTTAAAAGACTTTTGATTTCTGCTATTTCCTTTTTGAGGTTGTCTATTTCTTTTTGTTGTGACTGGACTTTATGAACCAAATGTGGAACTATCCCTATGTAATTCAGTCCAAGCATTCCATTTGCATTTACATCAACAAGTTCTGGACAGATTTCCTGCACGTCTTGTGCAATGAAACCTGCGCTTACATGTACGCCGCCTTTTTTCCAATCAAAAGAGACCACTTTAAGGCAATCTATTATGTCCGTTTCTGTTTTTTGTATGTTTTCCTTTAACTTTCTGTCGGAGTTATTGCTTATGTTTTGTGCAAATACATTCGCATTTGTATGGATGTTATAGCTTGCAGTAATTGAAAATGACCTCATTAGTCCATCATATTCCATACTATCTGCGCTAGTTACTGCTAATCGTCCACCGGTGATCTGAACACCAGCCGCAAACCCACCGACTTGCCCGGATACGCTTAAACCTCCATTTGACGTAAGCCCTGCTGTGAATGTCCCAGTTGTTGACTTTACACCGCCATTAAAGGTTGCCAACCCTGTTGCTGTTAATCCTCCGCTTATAGTTGCTGATGAGGAAAATGTTGTTGGTTTAAAAAATATAATCGATGCTTTTTGGAATTCGGCAATTGTGTCTGAACTATTACCATCATGTCCAAATATAGAATAGGTTGTTGCCCTTTCCAGCAAGGTGTATATCTTTCTGCTCGTTGATGTGCCAATTGTTTCATTAATGAATCCAAATGTCCCTAATCGATATTCTCTAGTCCCAGATTTGTAGTATCCGTTGATATTACCTTCTTCAAATCTGGTGTAAAAGCTTTCAAAAAGACTGCTCGTTCCAGTTTTAATACCGTTATATCCTATCTCGGCGGTTAAAGCATCATTTGCATTATATACTTGCAATAATCCATGCTTATTGCTACTATTACCGCCCAACTTCAAATTGGCGCATACTACCAAATGCCAGACATTTGATGAATCTTTATCAAATGCAATATAATCATTAGCGTTTCCAAACCTGAATTGTCCGGTTAACATGTTTATAAAACTATCCCCGGTAATTGGCTGTAAGACTCCTGCCTTTATTCTATTGGCTGATAAAGTTCCTGCTGTAATGAAATCTGCATAGAATGTACCGTCAAGCGTCCATGCCGTGTCGTACGTACCATTATAGCCAGTGCTTGAAAATCCTATACCATTTATATTGATTCTTAGTACATGTACAGCAGTTTCTATGCTGTCAGTATCCAGAATAAAGATTTCGTTTGGCTGTCCTTCTCCATTTACACCTATTACAACGTGACCACCAAGACCACCTCTGAGAAGTTCTGTCCCATGGTCTATAGCTTCAGCCATAATATCAATGGTCGGCGTTATTTTCATGATTTCCTGTTTGACTTTCGCCGCCACAGTCGTGCCAAAGGATTTCTGGACAGTGCCAAGTTCCATTGACTCATACCGTTCAAGCAATGAGTCATAAACTGTCTTGACAACACGTTTCGATATGTTTACTCCCAGATCCGTGTAAACAACCTTTACAGTATCCCCAAGGAAAACTCTCTGCAATGAGGCATACTTCTCATATTCTGTAGTATTCCACAGTTCAAAAAACCGGACTTCAATATTCGTTAATGGGACAAGTGACTCATTAAATTTTGCAATTGCGACTTCACGTAATCTTGCATCAGAAGGAACGTCATCAAATTCACTACTGAGATCCAGAACTACCGCTTTTGTTTCTGAGGTTACATCACTGATTGTTGTACTGCCAGTTGATGTATTTCCAGTTGATGTACTACCAGTTTCAGAGTCCGTAAAAAGATCATCTGGGTTAGTGTCTGTACCGTCCGACCAGATTATTTCATCATCATCCAAATCATCATAGGTACCATTGTTGACATTTTCGAGATATATAACCTTTTCAGGAAGCATCTTCAGCATCTTGCCGTCTGAAGATTTCCAATATGGAACTATAGCATTATAGGTTTCCGTTATATCCGACTCATACCTGATATCCTCAAGGTTTTTACCAAACCTTAACTGAACATCTCTGTCCATACCCCTTCGGCTTGTAATTGATACATTGAATTTATTCCATTCAACTTCACCGCCATATGTTGTAAGTATGGAGTTATCTTCAGCACCAAGCGCATTCCTCACACTTGCCGGGAACACCAGTTGAAACTTTTCCGTACTTGTAATGGAAGTTGTAAAGGTAAAAGCATTGTGGTTTATGCTATGATCTGTTATTCCTGATACAGCGGTTGTTGCCGTTGATGCTGTGTACGGCTCCAGAATGACCTTATTCAGCCTGTAGCTGATATGCTTCGCATAAAAGGTAACAACACCGTTCATCGGGGCTGTCCTTTTATAAATATCAAAGGGCTGTGGGATTTTGCCGTCATCATGCGTGGTATAGATTATTCTGTCCTCTATGATCTGGTCATAGTGTTTCCCAGTCATTGGATACTCAAACACGCATTCATACAGGCCATTTATAACCTCAGTGACTTTACATGATACACAGTCAGGGAGTCTGCATACTCCGTTCGTTGTAAAGCTTGTTTCTCCATGCTCGTAAAGAATAGGTATCATCTAGTCACCCCCTTACATCATGTACCATCGTGGTGTAATTTGGACTTTGGTTATTCCAGGGTGCAGATTTACAGCGTTATTTCCTGCTTTCAGTGTTGGAAAATCATTTTTTGAAAAGGATACCTTGCTGTTTGCCAGTGTGTTTCCCGTAAAAGCTTCCATAATCTCGCAATCAATATCTATACTGGACGAATTATCAGTCACAGTTACTATTGTTTCCCCTATTTGAAATGAACCTGATCCATACACCCTTATAAGCGGCGTTGATGGAAATCTTGTGGGATTATATATTGCCCCTGTAGCCGTGAAATCCCTTGTAATCTCTCCAGATTTAAGAAATCTCTGTGGTTTACGGTCAAATGTTATAACCACTTTTCCCATGTTCCTGTCAGAACTAAGTGTTGGTGAAAAGTCTTCCATGTAACATGCCTGATAGAATTCCTCTGGGTGTATTGAGTCTTCAAGTCTGCAATACCCAACACGGGAAAGCAGGAAATTCCTGAATGCTTCAAGATTCTGTTCACAGTTTTCATAAATCACACATCCATAGGAATGTGACCTGTTTTCATACCTCTTGTTATCAATCAGGACATTTCCACTTTTCCCAGGTATCGTAACCCCCTCATACTCTCTGGAAGATCCCCCAAAAGTATCAGATTCATAGGCATATACAGAGAAGTCACGGCAATCTACGCCGTCAAATACAAAAAATTCGCTCATGCAAATGCCGCCTCCTCCTGCCTACGCCATGTTTCAAACTTCCTTTGCACTTGACGTGCAATTTCTTCTTCGGACTGACCTTTTTGCGGATATACATTGATATTTACGATTTTCTCACTGTTGCCGCCTTTAAATCTTCCCATGTTCAAAGGTGTAACAACGGCCTGTCCGTTTACCACTTGCAAGGCTTCTGGCTCATACTCACCTACAATAGCTGTACCGCCCTCTTTAACAACACCACCTTTTGCAAGTGTAGGTATTTGCGGAAATGTAACTGTAGGTATTGTGACACCTACCTGATGTCCCATTATGTCAAATGACAAAGCACCATTAATGTTATTTATGATGTTATTTATTCCATCTTGCAAGAAAAGTATTGCGCTGTTAATCCAACCAATAACTGTATTTATTGGCCCTTTTACAGCATCACCAATCTTCGCAAATATGTTAGTAAAAGAATCAACCACACTTTGCCAAGCACTATCCCAAGAATCTTTAAAGCCTCCCGTGACCCAGTCTATGATTTCTTTAAATTTATTTTGTATGTTTTCGAGAATTTCTTGTATTGCTGTTTTTATTTCTTCAATTTTTTCGGTAAAGGCTTTTATTATTCCGTCCATTATTGGTTTGCCAATTTCTTCTTCCATAACGCTTGATGGTGAATGAATTCCAAATAATTCTTTGAAGAAATCAACAATACTGGTAAAAATAGATTTGATGTTTGTTTTTACAAACTCAATCATTGCATTTAAGCCAGATACCAACCCACTAATAATATTTTCACCTATTGTCTTGAAAGCTTCCGGTGCGTTAGTAAAGATTGATTTGAACGTTTCAAGTAAAGAACTACCTATACCGGAAAAAGAAGCAGTCATTGCTTTAACGCCATCACCTAATAGTGTTATTATATTGCTACCGAGACTTATCCAGTTTACCGCTGTAATAGTATCCCAAATTGCGCCAATGATTTGTGGCATGTTCTCCACAATAACAGGAATATTCTCTACTAGTCCTTCTGCAAGTGCTTTTATAAGTGTTAATGCGGCACCTAAAATTTTGGGAGCATTATCATTTATAATTCCTGCTATATTAGAAACAATTACTGGAATATCTTCTATTATAGATGGCAAACTATCAATCATGCCCTGCCCTAAAGCAAGTATCAATTCCAAAGCCCCATCTACCATCTGTCCAGCGTTTTCTCTCAATGAACCAGTGAAACTTCTTATTGTTTCTAATCCTGTATCTATCAGCGATGGTAAATTTTCCGTGATATATTCAGTTAACTTTGTTACAAGTTCAGACGCCGTTTCTTTAAGCTGAGGAATGCTTTCACTTATTTTTGTGCCGATTGACGCAACAAGATCCGGCATATTTTCAATAATTTGTCCGATAGCTGAAGCAAGATTGCCAGCCGCTGTTTCTGCGGTTTGTATAAATTTTTCGAATAGTTCGCCAATATCAGAATCATTTCTGGCTAGCCCTATAACAAAATTATCCCATGCGGCTTTCATACTACCAACAGAACCACTTATAGTTGTTGCCGCCTCTTCTGATGTGGTTCCTGTAATACCCATGTTTTTTTGTACGATGCGAATAGCTTGTGCGAAATCATCAAATCCTAGTTTTAATTTTCCGGTAGAATCTCTTTGTGCAACAAATTTTTCATCAAGTTTTTCTGCATCTGTTATCAGTTCTTCAAGACCTGCTTTTGTTCCAGCATACGGTAAAGAAAGATTGTCTAGCGTTTGATACATTCCTCTTGATATTGATTTGTAAACATTCGCTATATCTTGTATATTTGATCCAAATTTGTTCGCATTATCGGAAATATCTATCATCATCTGATCGACCATATTTGCGGCTTCTTCTTGTGCTTTAGCCTGTTCTTCCGCAGATGCCTTAACATTTCCGGTTTGTTCTTCCAGTGCGGCTTTTTCTTCTTTAATCTTTTCTTTCAGATTTGCAAGCTGCTCTGCATTGTTTTTCTTTGTTTCCTCAAGAGCCTCTGTCTGGGATTGTTTCAAGTTATAAAGCTGTTCACTGTCAGCTTCCTTTTGTGCGTCAAGCTGTGCGGTCTGTCCTTCACGCAACGCCTCAAGTTCAGCATTGTTATTCTCACGAATAGCACTTATTTTCTGCTGATTGCTTTCCCGAACAGCATCAAGCTGTTCGTTATTTGATTCCTGGATTAGTTCTAGTTGTTCAGATTGCGCCTCACGCATAGCTTCCAGCTCTTCAGAATTTGATTCACGCACCGCCTGTAATCGTTCTCTGTGTGATTCCTTTACTGCGTCAAGCTGTGCCCTTTGTGCCTCTTTCAAGGATTCGAGTTCCTGCTTATGCTGTTCCTGCATTTTTTCAATGGCTTCGGAGCTTTCTTCTTTGATAGCGTCAATTCGATTATCCTTCTGTTCTTTAAGGGCTTCTCTCTGTTCTGATGCACGATCCTTTACCGCATCACGCTGGTCTTTTAGCTCTTCGATTTGAGCTTTTCTGGCTTCTTCTCTGTCCTCTGCTTCAATCTGTTGCAGATATTTGGACAGTTCTTCCTGCGCTTCCTGCTTATATTCAGCAGTAGACGCATAATCAATGGCTTTTTGGAGTTCAGCTTTTTTCGCATTGCGCTCAGATTCCCTTAATGCTTTGTCTTCTGCCTCACCTTGTGCTTCAAGGGCTTTAATCTGTGCGTCTATTGCTTTTAGCCGTTCGTATTCTTCCCGGTCAATGTTTTTAAGAGATTCCTTATATTCCTCATTGATCAGGGCTATTTTTTCTTCTGTAGCCTTGCGGTATTCCTTCAGCTCTTTTTCCTGTGCTTTTTGAACTGCGTTATATCTAAGGGACTGTGATTTTTCCAGTTCCTTTTCTTCTGCGCTCAGTTGCTGTTCAAGCACTTTATATTGACCGTCAAGAGCCTTTTTCCTTGCGGCGTACTCTTTATCGTATTCTTTCTTTGTGGCCTTATATGAGGCGTTTAACGCTTTCTGGAGGGCTTTATATTCTGCGTCAAGACTTTTCTGCACCGCACTCAATTGAGCATCCATGGACTTCTGACGTTCTTCATACTCTTTATCCATGGCACTCTTTAAAGCGTCATACCTTTTATTCAGGGCTTTTTGTGTTTCCCTGTATTCCCTGTCGTAATTTGTCTTTAACTGATTATATGATTTATCAAGAGCATCCTTCTGTGTGTCATACTGTTTATCTAAGGATTTTGCCATTGATGCAACAGTTTCTTCTGACATTTCATTTGTAGTATCTGTTAAACTCTTTATCAGTACAGATCCAAACGACATTACATTTTCAAGGTATTGATTTGCTGACATTCCAGTTGTTTCATAGGCTCTATCAGCATTTGCTATAACTATATCCGCATATTCTCCAAAAAGTGTTTGCACACCTCCAACAAGTTGCTGATAATCTGCAAAGCTGTTTGTAAGTCCACTTATAGCATTTGCAATTAGTTTCACGCCTTCTTCAACTGCCTTAAATTCAGCCAAAGCCATTGTCATGGCTTTTTGAACATCTACAGAAAAAGAATCTGCGCTACTTTTTGCATTATCTAGTCCCTGTTCATATTCTGTGGAGTCAAGGGAGATTTTCGCCAGAAGTGTAAACAGCGTCATTTCCCGTACCTCCTTTCACACTTAATCCTGCTTTTTGTATGATCTCCTGTGCAATTTCATCACCTGTCTTTTGTATAATCGGTTTCGGGTTCAAAATATCCCGTAAACTGATATTGATATAGCTTGCTTCCGAGTGTGCTGATTTTGCCGTATTCTCTGTTATCTGCTTCAAACAATCCGCAAAGTAGTAAATACAGGTTTTAAGCTCTTCATATTGGAGTTCTTTTTCTTTTTTCTTTGAAAAAGCGGATACGCAATGGTCAATAACGTATCCGCTTCCAAAAAGTTCCAACAAATCAAGCCGTAATGTCTGTATGTGCTCTAAATATTCAGAAGCCCCCACTTTGCCAATGAAGTAAAAAAACCAACCACCGCCTCATTGGAAAGCATTTCAGACACAGCCTGCAAATATTCATCTATTGTGTGGTCATCCACGTTCTCAGGCTCAACAAAGCAGACAAGTGCGAGAAGTTCAAGCGTCCCCTCTGCGTTATCGTCCATCATGGCATCAAAGATCTTGGACAGATTCTTTCTCTGCTGTTTTTTCCGGGCTTTCCGGTTTTCAGCTAGAATCCTGTTTTTTTCCTCATCGTCCATATCTTCATCTACGAACTTCATGTCGGGAACTGTCTCCCGGATCTTCATAATCTGGGTGGCATCCATCCACTTCTCTGCTGATTTCTTAATCCTCACTGTCTGCTTCAGGAATTCAGACGGCTTACAATTTGCCAGATTCTTCATAGAGTCAAATTCTCCTTATAATTTAATTATTGATTTGCCGTTTACGCTGTCCCTGCTTTGCAGTAGATTTCAAACGGAACCTGATCCTGATTCGCAATGGAATAATGTCCGTGGTATTCAAAGGACATCTGACCTTTTGCATTTTTCCCGGACTGAATCTGAAAACCGGACTGATTCAGTGCATTTACAAGATGGATTGCAAGAAATCCTGCATTTGTGCCACTATTGAGGTCTGAATAGTCACCGATCCACCATACCTCTGTAAAGTCAGCGTCAACCAGTTCTGTACGGGGAACAACTTTCGTTGCATCCGTGGTGCTGATATCAGCCGCTGCCGCAAGTGTCTTAATCACCGCAGGGGTACATGTAAGGAAAGTCCCGGACATCGTAGGATCAAAACTTTCCAGGCGTTTCAGCTCTTTTGTATTCGGAGGACAGTTGTCTACATCCTCACCGAAATCACTGTAGGTTGGATTTGATGCAAAGTTAATGCCGCCAGAAGTTGCACCAAGGATATTTCCAATAACGGCAGTGGCAGGCTCAAATGTATCAACCAAAATTCCTGCATTAAGCTGAAGCTTCTGGAATGCATCATTCGGCATTTTTGTATACTGCATTGCCATAAATTAATCACCTCATTCTGAAATGAATTCAATTTCAACAGACAGGACAATCCTACGTAGGTGCGGTTCTGGATCACTCATCCTCTGTGCAAATGGTGTCCCCCTTTTAACCCACATTGACCCATCTGTATATGCTATTAAAATTCCACCCATGCCTATAAACTCTGATATTTCATTAGCCTTTTGTGAAATTTCCGACCAGCTTGTTGAGTTATACCAGATTGAGGCTTTCAGGATGGATTCTTCATCAAAGCTTGATGTTTCCGCTTCATATGTTAATCTCGGATATGTAGCCGTAGAAGGTACAGTATTTTCATCATAGGCAGGCAATCCAAAAGAAGACCAAAACCTTTGCAGTGCTACCCACTTGTCAGCCATATCAATTCCCCCTTATGAGGGCAACTGTTCAAGTTCTTCCGCACTGACTACCCTCATGTCCAGAGTAGAAGATAATGGGCTTTTCTTGTCTGTCCCGTCAGATGTTATTCTGAAAAGTTTTCCATCAGATATTCGCTTTATGATCTCGCCATACATCAGATTGATCTTTCTGTGAGTCGTGATAGTGAAAACATTTGTGACACCTTCCTTTTCAGCTTTTCTTGCCTCTAAAGAGGTGTCATAAACAATAGCCGCCTGAAATGGAGCACCTTCTTTCCAGACAGTAATAACACCGCCGTAATCATCTGGTGCTGTGGTTTTATCAATGTAAATGCAATCTTCCATTGCCTGTGCAAGGAGTGACATCAAATCACCTCCGTATTGATTTTCATAGCTTTTTATACCTCGACAACCTTCCTGCAAATACAGCTTTCCAACCACTCAGGCCGTTCCCTGTATCAATCATTCCCTGACCTTTGGAGTACGAATAACCGCCAAAACTTTCAGACGTGTACGGGGACATTGCCTGACTATCAATGCCTCCATACTTTTCTTGCCATTCAGAGATTTCCTTTGCAATCTGCACCAGATCAGGCGGTACAGCCATCAGCCACACAGCACCTTCGAACTTTTCATCCTGTAAGCTGTATGGCTGTTGTTCTTCTGGATATCTCCAAACGCCATCATTCAGCACGCTGCCGATGATGCGAAAATACTGACCGGAGATTATGCCCATATCCTCATCATTCAAGGAGATAACGACACCGTCAACAATCTCAAACTTTCCGTAAAATTTGGGCTGATCACGGTCAAAATAATTTTTCAGATATGCGCATATCTCCGTCAGCATCTTCTACCCTTCTTTCTTTGCCCTTCTGCGTGGGCTATTCGGCTTTTTTTCGCCGCTTTCTGGCTTTGGCATAAAATCCTCTGCCTTTTCAATCAGCGGTCTTCCAAGGCGGTTTGTGTGGCTTACAAGAGTATTTATTCTTTCCTCTGTAGTCTCAGCACCAACACGGGGGAAAGGATCCCCCGTATGGTACACATAGCCGCCGTCCTGCATATCAGCAAAGTCAGCTAATACCTTATACATGCAATCACGCTCCTGCTGTCACAGATCTGGTGTAATAGGTCTTGCCGGAAACAACCGTTGTATCGGTGGACGGGAAATAGTCGTTCTTTGCATTCTTTTCAAAATATCCACTGGTGGACGGATTTCCTGTGGGAGAACTGACCTCAGTGAATGTTGCAGTGCCGATATCTACAACAGCAATACCATCCAGATACTCAGCCATAAGGGTAAGCCCCATAAGGGCATAAGATTCAGAAACAGCAGTCCTGTAATAACCCTGTACATGGAATCCGATCATGTTTGTCACGCCATCAGTTGTGTAAACAAGTCCAGCACGGGCGAAATCGGAATCATCCGGGGAAACATAGTACAGAATCAGGTTTTCAACCGGAGTGGCTACGATCTTTCCTCTGGCAACTTCTTCATCAGAGCAAAGGAAAAGCCGGGAATATCCGAGGAAGTTTTCAATGTAGTTCATGCCGAAAGCATTCTGTACAGAGATGTTCGCCGCTCCCAGATAATCATAAGCGTCAAGGATATTACAGAAGCCGACAACCTCAGTAATTCCCTTGTGCATGGCTTTCCACTTATTGCGGACACGTCCCTGTGCTTCTGCCAGTGCCGCCTGAAATGTTGCTTTTGCAGAGATCAGTGTTCCACCGTTTACGAACGTGTAGAATCTGCCGGTCACGTTGTTCTGAAGCTCATAAAGGAACTGATCATCCGTCAGGCCAATAGCGTCATCATATCCATGTTCGTTGATTGCTTCGATAGATACGCCCTTTGCAAATTTCTCCACATTGATGGGCGCATAGTCCTTTGTTTTTACGTCGGACTGGGAGTACGGAATCTCCTTGCCTTCAGCAACAGAGGCTTCCAGAGTCACCTCAGCATATTTAGACTTCAGGACAGTTCCCGGAGTCTTGCGGATCACTCTGGCCACACCAAGAATGTCACGCAGGTGATCCCAGTTATACGCAAACCGGGTAACAAAATCCACCTCACGGGCTGTGGTGTCAATATTTGCAGTTTTTGTAAGATTGGTTTCTGCCATCTATGGCTCCTTTCTGATTAATAGCCAAACAGCTCATGATTTTCCGAAATGGCCTGCTGTCTTGCGTTTCTGTCTTTGATCTGCATGATCTCATCCTTCGTGAGCTTTTTACCGCCTGCCTGTGCCGGGGGAGTGCTTGTTTTTACACCTTTTGTCTCGGTCTTTTCGATATGATCAGACCACTCTTCCTTAATAGACTTCAGAATGTCTTTTGCCGTTGTGATCTTGCCTTTTTCGTCAAGTTCCACACCGTCAACATCTGAGTATTTAAGGATCTTCGCAAAGTGCTTTTCCGGGATGCCTGCATCTTTCAGGATTTCCTTATAGGCGGCTTCTTTCTCTGCCCTGACAGCTTTCTTTTCCTGTTCGGCTTTGTAATCGTCAAATTCTTTCTTTAATGCGTCATAGTCTTTGCCTTTGCGTTCCTCTGCATCGGCCTTGACCTGTTCTTTCAGTGTGTCCAATTCCTTCTGGACATCCGGGAGCTTTTCCGCTTCAGCTTTATACTTCGCAGTTTCGGCCTTTGCAGTGTCGATCTGGTCTTTTAAAGCTGTAACGGTCTCTGCATGATCCTTGATGATTTCGTCAATCTTTTCGGCTTCAATTCCCATCGCTGAAAGTTTGCTTCTTGTGAGTGACATATATTTCCTCCTGTCCTTCGTTGACATTGCTTTGTCTTTCGGAAAATAAAAAAAGCCAGCGCATAGCTGACTATTCTTTGTCTAACTACGCACTGGCTCAAATTGCCCTTTACCTCCCTCTGCTTTGGGGGGCGTTACTGTATTTGATTTGTCGTTTTTCTTCCATCACGATAATGCCTGATCCGCTTCTTTGAATCACTGCCTTGTTACCGTGATTTACAATAGTTTCGATTGTGGCTATAGCCTCTTTGGTTATTTCCACTGTCAAATAAGCAACACCTCCCTGCCTGTAAAAGGTATTGGATTCTGATATACTTGTAATATATCAGATATTACTAATTCTTTCAAGTTGTTCCTCGAAAATTCGCTGATATTCTGAAACGTGATCTTTCACAGCTGGTTCAAGATATGGCTGTGCCTTCTGCCTTGACGTCCCGTACTCAACGTATGGCGCATACTCGACTGCGCTTCCTATAATTGTAGACTTTTCGGACATGTTTGTAGTATGCGTTATACTATTTCTCAGATTCCCAGTATCAACAGGGCATTTCTGCTTTGCATATCCTTCAGCCCGTAGCCCAACAGCTTCAAGCCCTGTCAGGATTGCCTGATCTGTTGAGCGTTTTATGAGATCCTTGTTATTTGTTACAAGCGTTACGGATACTTCATTCATAACTCCAACCCTTTTCGCATACGATTTAATCAATATTCAAGTGCTTGTTTCTTCCACTTGCAACAGGCCCACCATATCCCCTGTATTCTCTGATGTAGCTTGCACGGATATTCTCAGCTTTTTTCTCCGGTAAAAGAATAGGATTCGTTTTTGCTTTCTTTTCCGCTTTCCATTCTTCGTATGTCATGCCAGCAAGCTTCGAATTGTGTCTAAGAGATATATCTGATAAATCACTTTCATATCCTGCTATAGACGCTATAAGGGTACATCTGCAATTATATACAAGATATCCTGCCGCTGACGGATCACCCGGAAACATGATCTTATCGCCATACACTTCAAACGGTTTATCATTATCCACGGTCTGACCGTCAAGGACTCTATGTTCATGTCTTGTTCGCATATCCAATGTGGCGAGCCATTGTTTTCTTGTTTTTATACCCATTTTATTTGCACGGTCATACGAATCAACACGTCCAGCATTTTGTGCGGCTGTTACCATGGTACGTGCATTTCTTACCGCCGTCTTTCTGTCACTATCCCCTACAGCATTTGCAAGCCTTGTGGCAATGTCTGGTATACTGTTTCCTTGTAAGATTGCTTGCATCATTACAGACTGTATATGGCTATTGTTCCAACGGATGGCCTTTTTATCTTTTATGGCTTGTGATACTTTTTTCCCCGGAGCAGGCAGCATTTTCGGATTTTCACGGAATATCCTTTCTGCCGCTTCTCTGCTATATAGTGTATAAGATGTATCAATCAATGATCCCGTTTCAACTTGGAAAGTACCATAATCGTAATTCAATGCGTATACTTCAGGCATATATCCATTTGCTATACTTCTTGCTATCTTTGATGTATTCAAAAGGTCTTCAGCTATGGTCTGCCGCATTTCTTCCCATCGTTCACCAATGGCAATTTGTCCGGTTCTCCATGTCTTATACTCTGCGGCTGTTTTTTTACCTTCAGCAACCCATTTACGCCATGTTTTATCCTTGATTTCAAACCTTTTCAGATAATCGTCAAGTTTTTCCTTTATTTCCCGTTCTGCCTGCGTATACTCTTTCCTGATTCTGTTTTCGATCTCAATTATGATTTTATCTGTTTCGTCAGCTCCAACATCACGCATTATTCATTATCACCGCCCGGATTTTCTGACTGTTCAAACTGCCGTTGTTCAAGCTGTCGCTGTTCTTCCTGACGCATCTGTTCTTCTTCATCTCTCTGTCTGGTGACCTCATCCTCTATCTTGCGTTTTATGATTTCTTCGGCCTGATCTCCGTCTCCAAGAATTGTAAGAACCTTTTTAGTCACATATTCATCATCGAGTGAACTAGCCGCCTGAAGGACAGTCTGTATTTCCTCAGCTTGATTTATAATAACTGACCTCGTAAATGTTGGATTATCGTCTATTCCTGCCAGTTCAAGAATGGCATTTATAAAACTCCGAACGCAGTATTCAAAGTCATTTACCTTCATATCAAGGTTTGTGTACGCCGCCCGGATCTGTGCAGTCACTACTGCGCCGCTTTTTACATCCTTTGGATTAAAAGCCATAGCATCATCAAACAGATCATGTTCTAGTCTGTCCAACAATGCTTCACGTGATGCATAAGGCGCTTCAAGCTGTTGTGGCACTGCATCGCTTCCTGTTTCTTCTGTCACAGCCACATGTAGTTTTCTTACACGTCCCATGAATTCAGCCAGTGAAACATCATCCATGCCCGGAGCGTTATGTATTGCCCAGAAGATATAGCTTGCATCCTCTACGGAATTGCAGAAACCAGACTTTATCATGTCGTAAACAAAGATCTGCTCTCTGAGTCCAACAATTTCACTCTGGTGCTTTTTGTTTCCCCATAATGGAACGATTGGAAACGTAGGATAGTTTTCTCCCTGATAGATCTTTTCTGCATCAACATCTGTCCCTGTAGCTTTGATCTTATAAGGACGTTTTGCATGCAGGATTTCACCATATTCATGTGATTCGTTGCCTTCATGCCTGCGATTCCATATATAATCAGTACATCCGTCTATTTCATAAAGTGTAGCCCGGAGCGGTTTACTGCTGTCAATCTGCCAATATCTTATCCCGGACATAAGCGCACCGTTTTCTTCATCGAACATTGGAACAAATTCAAGCGCATTGAACACTTCAAGATGGTCAAAATTCCAAAAGCCAAAAGAGACAGCCCCAGAAAGTGCCGCATGGCCTGCATCCTGTAGCATTGTGTCAAATTCTGCTTTTTTTGTGCCTAATTTATCCTTTGTTGCGCTGTTTTCCCATGTAACACCGTTGCTTAGTAAATACTGGTTTTCCTGTGTGATGAAAAATGGGAAGAAATGCCGACCAACTTTGTAGTTACTCGACCATGTATCCGGGATCTGTCTTCCTGTTACAGTGTAGAGCATTTTTGTGTACTGGCTTATGTCTGGGCTCAGTTTCCTGTCGTATTTGTCTGCTATTTCTGCCGTTTTATATAAATCACTGGCCTGCCACTGGTTGATTGCAGAACGTATAAATTCTATTCTGTCAGTTTCATTGTCTCCAACAGCAATTAAATCCTGATATGTAACCATATCTCCAGCACCCCCCCCTATTAATATAAATCAGGAATCCTTTTTTGACGTTCATCTTCTCCACGACGTCCCCATAACTCCCGTATGATACTAGACAAGCTGTCAGGTGCATCGTCGTGCTCTGCATTTTCATTAAAATCTGTTATTTGGTCAATATATTCCTGATCAGTGCCGGATACAAAAACTATATTTTTCCATTCGCCCTTCAGGTATGTGACTATCTTCAAAAATTTATTCATGCTTTCCCAATATTCTACAACACGCTCTCCGTGTTTCCTGAGTTGCTTTGCAAGATATCCTTTATCTGCATTAGTCTCGTTGTAGATCTTTCCTGCGTTGAACTGTTTTCTGATAGCTATTATCTCTTTTTCACAGTCATCAATATGCTTTCTCCACAGCTTACCAAATACATAGTATTTTCCTTCAGTCTTTCGGCATATCGTAAATGCTGTGTAGTCAGAACCCTCATACGCTGCATCGATATGACAGTAATTTGATTGCTGAACTTTTGACGGATCGCCTCCCGTAACCGGATTTGCAAAGATAATATCCTCAGAAGCAATATGCCGAAGTTCGTAATTCGCAGCGAATAGTGATGGAAGCATCGAATCCTTAATTTCTGCAATTTCCTGTTCAGATATGAGGCCTGTTACCGTATAGTCATACTTTTTTATGTTCGGCATCAGGGTAAAGCAATCTTCTTTATGCCACGGAGTACCAGTGTTGAAAATTCTCCCGCCACGGTTTAGGATATTGCCGCTTAACTCCTGGTACATTAATTTTGTGCGTTCACGTTCAGCTCTGCTTGTCCTGTCTTCAATGTTTACAATATCGTCTGTAAATATCCTATCAAAATGCTTTCCTGTCAGTGATCCGCCTATACCCATGCCAACAAATTGTGAAGTCCCTCGCGGATCGTTCGTCAGGTTCGTGTTGATTTCCGTTGCTGACCGTCTTGTAAATGCAAGGCTTATACCCCAAATTGCCCTGACTAATTCTATTGTCAAAGGATGCTCCAGGATTTTTATGGTCTGTTTAATGATTTCCTTTACATCATTGTCTGTTTTCCTTAAAAACAATGTTTTTTCATTCGGGAAAAGTATGATGATGATAGCAAATGCTATACTGTCGCAGGTTGTCTTATATGATCCCCTGTGTGCCTGCAAAGTTTCATCCTCATTGCCTAGAACCATTTCCTTGATCCATTGGTTGTGTAGTTTTTCAAGCTTTGTAAAACCGACTTCATGACCGAACAGGTACGGCTTTTCTTTCAATATCTCAATCGCCTGCTCACGATTAAGATCTGGTAGCGTCTTCACCTTTCACCAACCTTTCAACTGCCTCTCTTACCTCATCGGTAATACCACTTTCTCCAACGTCCGGTATATCCTGACCGAGCATTCTCAGTATGCTTTCAAATGCACGGATAGCAGAGGCTCCGTTTTTCGGGTTCTCTGCTATGTTCAAAACGCTTTGTATAATCCTCTCTCCGTGCGTCAGATCCTTGCCATTGATGGTTTCGTCAAGCGCTATTGCCATCATCTTGCGGAGGTCTGCTTTCTCCCTTCGGGCCTTTCCGGAGGCTATTCCTCCTTTTCTTCCGGTTTCCCTTGCTTCTTCCTTGGTTCTCCGATTCATCGGTATTAAGTTTTCATGCCCTTTATTTTTTCCATCCATTTGTCCCTCACTCACTTATCAGTTCTGCTTTCTTTCCGGTGAATTGTTCCCAACGGTCAATAATTACATCCATCATTATTCCACCTTGCCTTCCAACCGTAATTGTCTGTTTCTTTATGACATTCGTGACATAGAGTTGAACCATTATCAACATCGAACATCAATTCTGAATATTTGCAACGCTCTTTTATATGATGTGTTTCAATATCTCTTTTCCTTTGCCCGCATTTCTGACAAGTAAAATTATCTCTCGTGAATACTGCCAATCGCCATTCTTTATATTCTGCGCTTGTCCTTAACAAGTCAGATTCTTTCGTTTTGCCACCTTGCCAAAAATGAGATTGTTCTCCATTGCGTTCTCT